CTTCCACTATGGATTTTGATGGTACCCACATTGTCAACGACTTGTGGATTGAATCGATCTCTAAAGGACAGGTGTAAGCGCCAACATCCGCATCCCAACGCCAACGCCTTTTCAAGAATGATGTTTCATTGAGATGTATATAAGGCACACTTTCTGCCTCTTTATCAGCCATAGTATATTCTACACCGATAATAGCCAATTGCTCCTGGATCGCACCATGGTAAAACCAATCGCACATAGGAGATACTCCCATAATGTTATCATCACCATAGGTAAAAAGGTGCACATTGTTTTTAAAGGTTGCACACTCTTTCTTAGGATTCAAAAGTGAATATACATATCTCATATACAGACTATTAGCGAGCGAGTTAATTACCACTGTTAAGGGATGACCAGAAGGGTTAGTACCGAAGAACTCTAACAAATCCCCATTAAAATCAGTTAGTGGGAAGGCAGTGTCATGTGCAATGCAACATAACTCCCGCACTTCATCATCACTGAACCCTGCTTCCGTATGGAGCCTTTGTATGACTTCAAAAGCTGCTAATACGAACGTCGATGACATTCGTTTGTCAAATTTACCATAATCTCCCGCTATAATTTGATTCTCACCAAATGTAATTAGGTAATCACGGATTTTTCCCCACTCTGGAGATTGACACACTGTACCTGGTCCCGCTTCAAAAACAAACTTGTTTTTCTGCACGAGTCGTACGAAAGATAACAATCGCGAGCGCACTACTAGACTCCAATCTACAGGAGCCCCAGTGAACACACGTGTTTTCTTTTTAGCAATCTTTGCGAGAGCCGTGGGCTCATCCTTTAAATGACCCTTAAAAACTGGAAAAGCACGACGTCCTTCGCGATAACACCTCTCAATATGTTCAACACGTTCCATGACTTCAGGTGCAAACGAAACACCCTCTGGATAAGTGTCATCGGGATCAGCCACTAAAAATCTCTTCTTTGTGGTATTCCACGGATGGCCCATAGATGAGTTCTTATTGATAGCATCTATAAACTTAACTCCTGGCAGTCCATTTATTGCCGCACGGTGCGTCAAGAAAACCAGTTCACGTTTCCAATCATCACCATGTGTGGTAGTTAAACCAAACACAATATCATTAGTAAACGCATCTACACAAATACGAAGAACATCCTCACGGATAGGCACATCTGGCTTTATCATCTCGACTAGATTCAACTTCCAAGGCTCATAACCACTCATTACTGGCTTACCATGAGATATTCCAACACCAAAATGCTTCTGCATCTCCTCACTCAAAACTGTGGGGCACACAGTGCTCTTAGGTTTAGCTCGGAAACCCAGTAAACTTCCATAACACTTTAGAGTTCCCTCAGGTAGATACCTGATCATACTACGATGATGTGGTTCTGTCAATGCAGACCCACCATGCAGTGTCAACTGAGGTTCACCCTCACCGCTTACAACAATATCACTTCCTATAAGATCCTTAATCTCACCTAACAATGGCATATTATATGCAGCTGTATGGCCGTGTCCTAAGGTATGTATACCAATAATGATGGGACCTTGTGGTGTTTGAGCTACGCCCAACGAGCCACAGTCACCCTTCTTTGTAGCTATGGTGCTATTCGCCATATAAATGGGCATACTATGACCTAGTGCTGTTATTTCAAAATTATCCATGTATTGTGCTTGAAATTGTTCAACATACTCTACGGTACCATCAGCTAAACGGCGCACACAGACAATTTTCGAGACACCAATATTAGTATTAGCCCAATATTTTGTGATGTCTTTAAAAGGTGGTAAACATCTAACACGAATCATGACATAATCCTTCGCTACAAATTGTTTAATATCGCTACGGTTAAACGTGAATGTAACATTACTATTCACACCTTGCGAAGGAGTCATTGTTATAATTTGCATTGTAATGCGATCGCCCACAACGCGTGTAACGATGTGATTGTTTAACAACAACCACTGACCACAAACAAATACACCACTGCATCTCATGCGACCACCTTCATTACCAACAATATCCAAGTGTACACAATTAGATGCGAACAAATCTCGGATCTCATTGGGTACCAAATTGGCTTTACTCCGACTAGCTAAGGGGACATCAAAAGCATTAAGTGTAACGGTTGGATTGTACCAGACGTTCTGCGATTCCTCCTTCTCTAGTTGAGTTTCTACGGTGCCATATATGTTCCCTTGCGGTTCAACAGATGTTTTCTCTTCAACTTGTTGGGTGGTTGTTTTCACACTTTCCTCTTCATCCTCATAGTCATATTCGTAAAAATAGACTCGACCAGTTTTTGTGTTATCCTTTTTTGGCTTCTTTAACATGTGTTCAGCGGTGGCAGTAGCAATCCTATAACCTACATAAGTCACAAGAATAACTTTACCAAAGGCCAATAGTTGCCGAATACTGACTTTAAGATTAGAACGGCGGTATGCAGCCATGGTTCCCAGCAATTTAATCTCGACTGTAGCATCCAATAAAGAAGCAAGCATACGATAACCTATGCGGGCACCATAAAAACGCGTGAACCATAGGGTCACACCCATACACAAAAAGTTTGAGAGTACGGTTGCAAACACCTGCCATGCGGCAGAGGCGCAATAAGCCATAATATTAGCAGCTAAAGCACCTTGTGCACATTGGCAAGATTTGCTGGGAAGAAAACATAATCTACACACATTAATTGAACGCATCACCTCATCACACTTACGTGCTTTAGCCTGGTTTTCAATGTGTTCTACCGTATATTCACCAAATCTCTTCAAGAATTGGTTAACATCGCTATATTCTTTATCAAAAACAGGTTTAGCGATCATACGCTCACCTAACTCTGTAGGAACTAACTTATACACACGAAAATTCCAATAGTCAGGATACGAGTCTTCGATAGGTGTAAGCTTAGTGGGATCTATAAATTTACCATTTTTATGAATAAAATCTTTCTTGGGTATGACTTCTACCACAAATGGTAAACGTCGCTGTACGGCGACCGGACACTGAAAATAATGTGATGCATTTAAATCAATAACGTTTGATGTGGCTATAACCAGTTCAGCACGCACAGGGGTTTTTCCCTTATCTTCTAGTGCTGCTTGCGGTGGCACATATGGCACATTATTTACTACGTTCAACATTTCTTTTAGTGTAGGATCCACCTCTGACGTCTTCTTCGGTAAAATATATGCAATATCATCAAGCTGAATACACCATTTACTAGAATCAAAACCACTCCAATAATCGTCAGTAGGATTACGAACATATCTATAGTGGTCATCAACATCCAACTGATGTAATTTACCATAATAATAGTACATCATCTTAGAAATGGTTGATTTAGCTACACTTGAAAATCCATATAATAAAATACCTGCAGGAGCATCACGCTCTTGTTGAGCTGCACGGCGTGTTAACTCTGTATTTTTGAGTAGCTTAAGTGAATCCAGTTTCTTCTTCATGTTTGTACCAGCATCACCCGATATAGAACGGGTATACGAACATATTGCGTCTCCCTTTTCGATACAACTATGTAGATCTGATATAAAAGCAAAATAACTCGTTCCGTGAACTTTCAAATTGGCTGTAAATGGTGCAAGACCAATAAGTCGGTCTGCGGTTTTTAGCCATTCCAAATAGGTTACATCATCATGTATTAGTGCCTGCCACATACCTGTTTCCAGATATGTATCCAGAC